ATATTCGAAACAAAATAAAGATGAAGAAATTTTTAACATTAGGACTTTTATTAATGTCCTTAACATCATTTAGTCAAATTAAATTTAAGTTTCCTGACACAAGAGTTCTTACCGATATTAACGGTGGAGTTATTGATAGAGGAGACCAATTCGACGTTATGGTTCATGCGAACGGAAATGGTGATGTATCAACAAGACAATTATTGTTTGATTTTCAGTACGACCAAACAAATTTTGAGGTAGTATCAATTAATCATACAGGAACAGGAGGAAATGGTGGAGTACTTCCTGCCGGTTCAAATGTACAATTATCATGGCAAAATTATCCAGGATATTCGTGGGCAGGAAATACTACTAACACTAACGGTACAACAAGATATACAACTAATGCAAGTTATGCTTACAACGCTACAGGACCTAACGCAATTCTTAGAGCAACTTTAACATGGGCAACAAATTCAGCAATGCCGTTTAATGGTTATTCACAAATGATAATTGTGAGATTTAGATTAAAGGCAGCATCTACAGCAAATTCATTTAACCCTGTTAGATTAAACTTTGTTGCAGGATGGAATGGTCAAGGAGTTGGAGTTCCAACACTTATGGATACTCCATTATCGACTGAGGTTATAATGAACCAAAACACTGGTAAACTTGTAACCGCTAAAGTTGATATTAGTTCTAATTTGTTTGCTTTATCAGATATTAAAGTTTCCTTCAGAGATACTCTTAGTGGTGTCGGACAATTGTTTAATGTTTTATCTAATGGTAACGTTGACATCAATCAATCATTGTTAGCTGAAAACAAAGTTTATGAAGTGTCTGTAATGCATAGTATAGATAAAACATATGCGATATACAACGGAGCAATCACAATCTCAGATTTTACCACAGCACAAAGTGAATTTACATCAATGGGTTTAGATGGTAGTAATGGACAAATATTAAAAACAGGTCAATCATTATACGCTGCGGATGTTAATAGAAATAAAATTATAGATGGTGGTGATTTACCAAGACTATTAGGACAAGTTGTTGGAATAGATACACTTGTAACTATCCCAACAGGATATGCTATGGGTAGTAATGGGTTTATGAGTTTACCTACTTGGAGAGCAGTAGATGCAACAAGTATAGCGGGTCAGGTTGAATGGTGTGTTGTTAATGTTGATGGATACGGTTCAGGACAAGCAAGAGTGTATATTGATTTAAGAGAATTTAACGGAACAAACACATTACCTGAAGATATTAAAAGTTTACAATTATTTGATTTGTATTCAGGTCCTGTTGAATTTGTTAGTAAAGATGCATCATGGGCTTTCTACAAAGTACCATCAAGTTTTACAACAATATCAACTTCAACATTCGCACCTTACATTAGAACTATTGGTAATAATGATTTCGGTATTAAATCAGAATTTACATTTAATACAAGTCCTTCTACTTCATGGGGTTCAATAACATCTTCTAATTGGAAAAATATTACATACCCTAAAACATATGTTAAAACAGGTGTAGTAGGAACAAACGAAATTGTTGATTTAAAATACCTTTTATGGGCTGATGTGAATCGTTCACATTCGTCACAAGTTGTTACTAGTTTAAATGGTACTAGCACGGTTCAAACAAACGCTGTGAATAGTTTAATGAGTAATACGGCATTTATAACTATGTCAACACAGGCGGCATCGTTTATTAATACACCAAATGATGTTTCATCGATTGATGTTAACCTATCTAATATAACTGTAACATCAAATAATGTTGAAATACCTGTATCACTTAATACTAATGGTATTTCTGTTGGAGGATTACAATTTGAATTTCAATACGACCCATCAAAAATTAAATTTGAAGAGTTAAAATCAGAGCTTCCAAATTCTTGGTATGTTTTTGTTAATTCAAAAGACGGTAAAGTTAAGTTTGGTGGAATTGACCAAAACAATAAACCAATAAACGGAACTAATATACCATTCAAAGTAAGATTTTCAACAATAGGAAGTGGGGTTGATATTTTGACATCAGTTAAAGTTTCCCCAACAATGGACGCTAGTGATTCTAAAGGAGTTCAATTAGGGATCAACTTAAATTCAACACAAATAAAATTAACAGGATATAAAAATTTTTAATTATGAAGAGAATAGACAGAATTTTAGGACTAGGCTTTTTAATCACCCTTTTAGCAATGAGTTGTAGAAAAGTGGATCTACCACAACCACAAGTTATTGATTTAGGGAACCAATCAACATCAACCGCAATTAAATCAATTACTCAAACAGGAAATATTATAACAGCGGAATTTGAAACAACAATAGGTGCGAAGTATTCGGTACAAATAATACCTTTTGGTAGTGAAACACCTTCAAAGAAAGAAGGGTTTACTGCAACAGAAAGTATTACAAAGAAAGTTTATGACTTATCTGAATTATCAAAAAAAGACTATGATATGGTTTTCATAGATATAAGCGGTAAAGAGGTGAAATATCCTATCGTAATAAAATAAAAATAAAAATAAAAAAAAATGTCAGAAGAAGTAGAACAAGAATCAACGGGTAAATCCTTTAAAGGAATTATCATTACATTAGTAAGTACAGTTACACTAGGTGTAGGTGGATTTATTACTAACAAATTAACAGGTGGTGAAGAAGCTGAGGCCCCAACTCAACAAGTGGCTCCAGTAATTAACATTAACAACACACAAACTCAACAACAATCAGCGGGTAAGACTGTGATTATTAATGGAGGTAGTGGTTCTAAACAATCAACACCTGCACCAGCACCTAAACCTAAACCTAAAAAAGAAGGTGACGAATTTAAGGAAGAGGCACCTAAATGGTAAAACTATGAAAGAAAATACAGGATTTAAAGAACTATTAAATAAGATGATGTCAAGAAGATGGTATATTACTGCCATGGTTCTTGGAGGATTCATGTTAATTATGGGTGGAATATTTTTTGCGGTTTTAGGACAATCACCAATTGCAGGGGAATGGAAAGAACTATTATTATTGTTATTAGGTGCTTTCATTGGATCATATGGTAAGATTATTGACTATTGGTTCAGCGATACTGATAAAGATAAGATGTTAGTTCAGAAAATGGATGAGGAAGATGGGGTTTCATTATCAGATACTGGAACTGGATCTACAAAATCACCAATAATAGGTGAAACAGTAAATAATGAGAAACCTTACCTAATATCTAATGATAAAACTGAATCATCAACTAAAGTAGAAATAGATGAAGACGGTGATGGTATAATGGACGGAATTGATAATGACGGTGACGGCATTATTGATGAATACTTTGACCATAGAAACTGTGAACACATTTGGGGTGATTCAGATCAAGATGGTGATGAAGAGTGTTTGATTTGTGGTAAAATCAAAGACGTAGAATAAATTAAAACTTAAAAATTATGAAAACAATAAATTTAAACAGATTAAGTGAACTAATGGTGTTAGGGTTCCTAAAGTTATGTTTGCTTTGGGTGGTATCGGCACTTTGCTTCCAAGTATTTTGTGTCTATTTGGAAATTTCTGGACAAGAAGAAAGACAAAGAGATATGATTAACAAAATAGATTGGAAATTTGATGGAACATTCAAAAATAATCCTGATAACATTTGGTATGAAGCACCTAAAAAATAATATAATGGAAAAGACTCAAGAAATTCTAAAATTCCTATTAACGGTAGGGATTATCGCATTCGGATTGGCTATCCTTTCATTTGGATTTAGCGTGATATTAACCCCATTTATAAATTAAAATAACATGAAAAAAGTAATTTTTTCCTTAGCAGTTTCACTGTTAAGTATGGGGGCTTATTCCCAAACAATTGGAAAAACTAAGACTGAAGATTATAAGGCATCGTTTGAAACTAAATCAGACATCTCTGCTTATTTGGATTACGAAGGACCTAAGAAAAATATTCAGCTTCTTAAGTGTGGTATTAATGATGAGATGTATGAAATGTATCCTGAACTAAAAGAAAAAAGAGTTGGTTTAGGTGTTACGAATATCGTTCTTGAATACCTCGATAATTTAAATCGTTTTGAATTTACAGAAGACAAAACAGAAATAAAAAATAGAATGGTAAAACAATTCCAAGCTTCTCAATCGGGAATTTCTGAAAACAAATTAGACGGTAGAGGTAAGATTAAATTAGCTCACTACTTTGTTGAAATCGAATGTTATGACTATTCTGTTTCTGAAGATGAAACTGTTAATTTAAAAGACGGTGTAAAAAATATGTTGGTGACACGTATTGGTTTACAAGTTAGGTTCACAGATGCTGAGAATGGGACAATCATTGCAGCGTCAGGATTAGGTGAGGCAAAAACAATAAGAGAATTAACTTTCTTATCAGATGCAACAGTTGATCCTGTTAAATTTAATCAATCTACGATTAGTATATCAACCAAAAAAGCTTTGGATATTGCATGTGCTAACATTTTAGGTAAAATGGTTAAAAAAGGAATATTCAGTAAATAATGAAACAATGGGTCGGTCTATTTTTGCTAATGATATTATTTTCCCTTAAATCATCAGGGCAAGTAATAACGCAAACATACATCGACCCATGTGATTTAAAAACTTATGTTGTTGTAATACCGATAATAACCAACGGTGTTACAATTGTTGTAAGGAATAAATCTAAAGTATTCAACTATTCCCAATTTGTTAGTGGAGAGGTTGATTCTTGGGTAAAAAGTGTATTTGCTGCTCCATGTCCAACAAGTTTAGTAGTACAACAAACAGTGACAGCTGCGGTATCACAAGCGGCATCCGCAGCCGCAAGTTCAGCGGCATCATCAGCTGCGAGCTCTGCCGCAAGTTCATCCGCGTCCGCAGCCGCAAGTTCAAGTGCTTCAGGAGCTGCCTCTTCATCTGCGTCATCAACTTCATCATCCTCACAATCCTCATCCCAATCGTCGTCCTCATCTGGGGAATCATCTTCATCAAGTGGGGGTTCAGGTGGATCAAGCGAAGGAAGTGCAGAATCAAAATCGGAAAGTAGTAGTTCTTCATCTGAAAGCAAATCAGAGGAATCAAAATCTGAAAGTAAGAGTGAAGAAAAGAAAGAGGAGAAAAAAGAAGAGAAAAAAAAGGAAGAGAAAAAAAAGTCTGTTGCAACAAACCCCATGTTAGTCGCTTCTGACCTAACAACGGCTCAAGGACCCGACTTCAAATTTAATGCGATAGTATCTTTTGGTGTAAGTAAGTCGTCAATGGCCGGTAACGAGAGCTGGGGTGCAACAGCACTAATTTGGAGCACATTAAATCAATTTGCTCTAAGTGGTGGATATACCAAGATGGATTTTGATAAGGGACAACTCAATGCTATCCATTCATACTCAATAACAGGGGCATATTTGGAAGGAAACTATATGAATCTTATTGGTTACACCTATATCAAACCACATCCTAAATTTGGTACCTACGGGTACAATTTGGGAGCCATAACTTTATTGTTGAAGGACACAAAAATAGTGAATTATAAAACAGGAGAAACGAAAGAAATATTCAATACGTCTTTTTCAACATCAGTGGTTACGTTTTGGACAAAACCTTATCCTGTTGATAATAAAATAACACTATCTCCACAAGTATTCGTTATGAATTCACCAATAAATTGGAATTCAAAGACAGGAGAGACAACTGTTAATAGGCAATTTGGGTTTTTAATTGGATCGTCATTTGACTATAAAATAAGTAAGAGGTTTGGGTTTAGTTTTAATTACAAATTCTCAGCGTCAACCGAAAAGGGCGTACCATTACTTAATAACTTCTTGATAGGATCAAGAGTAATACTTTAAGACTATGAAAAAGATATTAGATGTAAGACATTTTATAATTTTAGCTTTAATAATAACATTAATTGTATTGTTGAAATCAGACAAACCACCAAAAATAAAGGAGGTTATCAAAGAAGTCCCATCAGAACCAATTCATGACACCATTTCAATGGAAGTTGAGGTACCTTATGTTATTAAAGGTGAGGATATCTATCACGATACTACAATATATGTTCCAACATATATTTCAGTTGATACTGCAGCAATACTACAAAATTATTATGTTACCAACTCATTTAACGACACATTAAAGTTGAATAACAACCAAGGGTTCGTATACTTGAATCAGACAGTGTCTGAAAATAAAATTGCGTCAAGAAATTGGTCAGCAACACTTAAACCTAAAATAGTAAGAGAACAGGCTCCTGAACCACCACCTATTAAAAACCAAATGTTTTTCGGAGTTAACGGGGCAATTAGTAGAGAGGATTGGGTAAATTCATTAGGAATGGGTTTGATACTTAAAACAAAAAAAGATCACCTGTATCAAGTAGGTGTAGGTGTTGCAAATAGAACCGTTGACGGAGTTACAGGTGAATTTAGACCATTCATCAATGGAGGGGTATATTGGAAGATAAAAGTAAAAAAATAAAATATTTATAATAAAACGTATAACTATGAAAAACATATTACTAACTTTATTGATTTCTCCGTTATTAGCTTTTGGACAAGTTTCTACATGGAGAACTAATCCACCTCAACAACAATCAACACCACAAAGATCCACACCATCGGTACAACCATCAGTTCCACAAAGAAACGATGTTAGTAATTGGAGAAGTCAACCTCCATCAAGAGGGAATGATAGACCTATAAGAACAAGACCAGGTTCAAACATAATTGTAAGAGACCCATGGTTTAATGGTGGATTCGGATGGGGATGGAACAGATGGGATATGTGGGGAGCACCTACATTTGGTTGGAATTATTGGAACCCTAGTTTTTACTTAAACGATTGGGGATATAGACAACCTGCAAGAGTTTACATATATGATAATGGTAAACGAGATACTATTAGAGGTAAGAAACCAGTTATTAGTTTTGGTATCCAAAAAACATCAGACAAACAAGTTGGTGGGTTCTTTACAATCGGTAATAAAGGATATTTGATAACGGAATATAACGCAAGTATTGAAAGAGATAAGTCTACATTTTTCCCTTTTGGAAATGTTACTCAAGTTGACTTTCCACTTGTAAATGATTTGGTACAAAGACAAAGTTTTTATATTGGAGCTGGAAAAAGAATAAAAAGAACAGGTATTCATATGATGATCGGAACTGTAAGTGAAGACGTTAAATGGAGAGGAAAAGATGATTTAGGGTACATAACGTTTCCAAAATATTTGGATAGATTTACAACAATAAAAATAGGTGCTTTACACGATTATAAAAACTTCACAATAAAAATGGATTACGATCCTATAATTAATAATGGAACTTTTGGATTGGGAGTAAATTTTTAACTATTTAAGTAATATGGATAATTTAAAAAAAATAATTAAAGAAGTTTTGGAGGAATACATAGATCCAACACTCATCATAAAAGAAAATGTTGAAGTTTCTGAGTCCCTTCAATATCACATTGATAATGGTTTAACATTAACAAATAATGTTTTTAGAGTTTATTCTGAAAAATATTTTGATTTAATTAATGAGGTTAGGTCTTTGTGGAAAGATGGTAAAATATCTTTAAATGAAGAAGATACAATGATAGTTGAATCTGATTTGGGGATTAAGATAAAAAAAGGTGGTGAATACATTTATTTGGACGCACCTTATATTTCTGAAACAGAAACAGAAGAAGATATTTTAGATGAAGCGAAACATAGAGGTAAAAATGTTAAGTTAAACAAACCATTCAGAACATCAGGAGGACCTAAAAAATTCTCAGTTTACGTTAAGAGTAAATCAGGTGGAATAAAAAAAGTTTCTTTCGGTGATCCTAATTTAAGAGTAAGAAATAAGAACAAAGGTGCCGCAAAATCATTTAGAGCTCGTCACAAATGTGATCAGAAAAAAGATAGGACTACCGCAGGTTATTGGTCTTGTAATGTAGGTAGATATGCTAAACAACTTGGGCTATCATCTTCAAATTCTTGGTAATGGAAGTAGAAAAAATTAAAAAATTTTTACAATCCTACATTGATAATGTAATTGTTCCTAATGTGAATAAAGAACTTGCGTCAGAAGAAAATGATGAACCAATTAAAATAGAAGTTTTTCAGATTTTAAAAGGGAGTTATCAACCACCGATATATCATGCCTTTATTGATATAGAACCAAATTGGGACGGTAGTTATCGTAAAAAAATAGAGAATGATATTAGTGACTTTATGAAAGTTCTTTCTATCCGTAATAAACTAAAAATTCATTGGAATAAGAGGCCGGAAATCAAAGACCCAAAAAAATAGTATGGATTTTCCATTTCAGCAAGAAAATATTGACGGTAAAATAAGAAGGACATTCTCGCCAGATGTTGAT